TGATTCCGTTAGCCTATCAAAATTATCTTCTCCGTTTTCTAAGAAATAGGATAGGTCAGGTTTAGAAATGTACCTACCAATCTCTGACTCTTCTACTACTTTGCAGATTTCTTCTTTCTCCATTTTTCTATATTTTTTGTTTTTACTAAGAATATTATTGTTGTTGTATCTCTATATAGGTTGGTAATGCTATGATAGTAACCGATTCCTGATATCATAACTGGCTCAAACATCCTAAGTGCGCCAGGTAAGGTTCCTCGATTACTGTACATAGAAGATAATCCAATTGCATAGACCGGTAATTTTTCAGGTATAATAAGTCCATCCATGAAAGTCTGAACATAATATTTTTCTTTCAGTCTGATCCAACTTTGCTGTTTGTGTGTTGGTCTTGCACTACATACCTCAACTGGATCATAAGCCTCTATATTTTCTAGTGTCTCTGATCTTTTTCTATTACTAGGTCTTCTGTCGATTGAGTAGTACATGCTATATCTAAGTATGCCTTGATCATCTAAGTAGAACCCATAATGATTTCTTGATGGTCTCCTATATCTAAACACACTACTTAGCACTACATCGTTTTTCTGTACCGTCCTGAGTAAGTCCCTTCTAAATACATAGTTCTTCACTGTCCCCTTACCCAGTCTTTTAATAATTTCTGAGTAGGTATCATTATAGTCCTTACCTATTCTAGAATACAGGAACTTGATTGTCTCCGCGTATTCAGCCTTACAATATGAACCATAATGATCTTTGTCTCGGTACCACATTGAGTAAGTTCTCATAGGTAACCTCCGTATATCATCACTTACTAATTTTCTTCCAAACTTCTTTCTACATTTAGGTCTTCCTTCTCTACAATACCTATCTGATCTGACTATTCTAAAATCTATCATATTCATAATTAAGGTATCTAGGGGAATAAAAAAAATAGGCTTACCGATTCATCACAAACCAGTAAGCCCTTCCTATGGACGACAACAAATTATAATTTCTCTATCTCATAGATAATACGGTCATTCTTAAGTCTCATGTCAGACTCATCAAGACCAGTCCATCTATTAGTCTTAGGGTTGAATACCCTCTTTGTTCTTGTCTCCAACATCTTTCGCTCTGCAGCTAGCTTCTCTTCAACGTTGTCTAGCTGTATTGCGAAATCCTCCTTGCGGAACTTAAATGACAGTAGTGCGAGTTTCTGTAAGTCCTCTACACTCTTTGTCAGTCTAATTACCACGATGTCCGCTTCAGGTCTTATTTTATAGGACTCTGGGAAATACTCCTGAATCTCTTCAAGACCTAATCCACTTCCTATATACCATGCGAACTCTTGTTTATCATTAACTGGGCTAAACTTATTCTTCAGTTCTTCCCAGATCTCGGATGAATTCTTAATAGAACTAAATCCGATACAATTCTTATTCCCAATGCTTCTCGCGAAGTATTCAGGATAAGTTTTTACTACCTCAAAGATACTCTCACGAGTTTCTTTAAGTCCTCTATAGCTATTATTACCAAGTATTGATATAATAGCATCAACATCTACGGCTCTATTCTCCAATTTCAATATGCCGCCTAAATAGAACATGAGCTCCTTAACATGATCAGTAATGAACTCTGCCCTTTCTGTTGTTTTCTCTGATACCTTAATTAATCTTCTACCATCGTTCATTGATGGTTTCTTTATGTTGGTATCTATCTTTACACCAAATAAGTCCTTTGCCATCTCAGCAAGTGACTTTAGTGTCTCGATAGGGTCATTAGATAGTGTTAATACCTTTGACCTACCGTCTATTGTAATGGTGTAGAAAAAGTTTACACCATAAGCTTTTAAGGATGATTTAATAGTTTCTAACTGTTTCTCATCCAGGTAACTTACACCCCACAATTCTCTCAACTGTGCGAATGTAATTGTTCGATTTGTGCACTTATTAATCACAAATCTAAGAAGCTGTTCTAACCTCTCGGCCTGCTTCTTCGTAACGGTGGAGATCTTCTTTGCCTCCGCCTTGCTATACCCGTTTCTTTCTAGACTTACTCTAGCATCACGGATCTTCTTGTTCTTATTAGTGAGCGTTACTACTTCGCCACTAGTATTCTTTGTAAGACTCTCAAGATATTCGATTGCCTTACCGTACTGAATGAGGTAGACTTCTTGTTTTCTACGTCCTACCTCTTTTTCTGTGTTTCCCTCAGTCTTCTCAGATACTAAGAGATTCTTTTCCTTTAACTCGCTGATAAGTAATTCAGCAAGTCTATACTTACCGGAACTATCCATTCCGAACTGGTTTAGGGCTTTTCCAGATGCCTCCAATACTAATTTACGGTCAGCTACGTTTTCATTGCTTTCCGCCTTTACAGTCTCTACAACTGCCTTGAATAAAATTTCCTTGTTCTCCATTTTTTGATTGATTTTAAATTTGTTAATAACTTGACTATTTTTATTTAGATATTAGATCGGTGTTCGTGAGTTTTTCCCAGCATTGAAGATCATTCTCTCTGTCACTCTTTTGTAACCTTTGATCTCATCATTCTGGTTTTCAATTATACCACGAAGACGACCATTTTCTTTCATAGTCTTCTTACTCTCGAAATACAGGTACACAATACCTGCCGTCAACAAGATACTAGCCTTGTTGTTTTTAAGGAATTTTTTTATTTTCATACAATAATAAGGGTTTTAGGACAAAATAGACGGAAAAAAGTAGTAGCCTAGTCTCCCGACCAAACTACTACTACCGACTAATAATCAAGCTATAAAAAATTTATTGAGATTCTTATTTTCTCAACTATAAGGATTCTAGGCTTGTTCACCCGCAATCTTAAATTTGATATTGAAATCTTCCTCAGCTCTTACATAAATAGCATCATGTCCAACTGCTTTATATAAGACTGCGTTTATCCAATTATGCTGAGAGTCCTTCATCTGACCAAAACCTACAATCTCATAGATACTAGTATGACTCAATCCCGTACTTCCTGGATTTTTATCAATAAATTCAACTCTTTCGCTAACTTTAAATTTTCTCATACTATCATTATTATTTGATTACACTATTAAGGCATTCAGAACCTCTCACATGACGCCCTAATCCCCTTATAGTTGAAAATTAATACAGAGTTCGGTTTAAATAAAAAATTATGAGAATTTCAAAAACAGTTTTAATTGGTATCGGTGCAGTTATTTTTTGCACAGTTATTGTTTTACTCATCATGAAGGTAAACTATAAGAATGAGCAGACAAGGTTAGTTAATCAGTATGACATGCAGTTATCTAAGATCGAAGGTGTCCATGATAATATGTGGAAAGTGCTAGAATCTAAGGCAGGCGTAACAAAAGAATATGCAAGCCAGTTTGATTCTATCTATAACCACATCATGAGCAAAAGATACGATCAAAATGATAAGGTCTTGTTTAACTGGATAAAAGAACAAAATCCAGAGTTCAGTAATGAATTATACAAGGACCTTAGCGTAACGATCGAAGTGCAGAGGAGACAGTTCTTGAATGCACAACTTGAAATCATAGATATTGTGAGAGTCCATAATAACCTAGTACAGACCTTCCCATCTAGCCTTTTTGTAGAAGATAAGATGCTGAAATATGAAATGATCAGCAGTACCTACACTAAAGGCATTATGAACAATAAAGTAGAGGATGGAAAAGTTGACCTATTCAATAAATGAAAATACTAGGAACATACTACCTTACGGAAACTATACCACACTATCCATATAAAATGAATTTAGATTTTCTGATAGACCTAGACTTCCAGCTTAACTTTGGAATAATTAAAGGTAGGGCTGTTCTTGAAGGTCACTCCCCTGAAATGTTTAAAGGAAAACCCGTATACTCTAGGTATAAAGTTACTATTAAATTCAATAACAAAAAACATCCAACGGAAAAGGGTGTGTATTGTGCGTTGGAGAAAACACTTAGTGGTACAGGATCCGGTTTTTGTATAGGACCTTACAATTGGAGAGGGAACCGTGACGTCTACAATAAGTGCTATAAGATGAGATTAGATAGTGATAGAATAATCAGTATAATAAAAAATAATCTAAAGAAATGATTTACTTACTAATACTATTACCAATTATTGCAGCTAACGTTGTATATTGGTATTTTAGACAGAACAAAAAGATTTACTTAGGTGACGAGGAAAGGGGTATGCTATATCTAATGCTCCTAACAATACCTACCATTCTAACAGCGATAGTAGTAATCACCTTGGATCATACAATTAGATATAGTAAAGTATCTGACACTGAGTATTGGTCCTTCTATTATTCTAAGATCAGACACTTAGATAGGTGGGATGAGTATATACACAGAACTTGTACTAGAATGATCAGAGATTCTAGGGGAAATACTAGGACAGAAACTTATGATTGTTCTTACGTCGAGTATCACCCTGAGAGATGGATACTAGTTGATAATGGTGGTAATGAAATCTACACAAGCAAGGAATATTTCGACAGTATTAAGACACTGTGGAATACTAAGCCTGTTTTTGTAGACATGCATAGAAACTATTATAGGATCGATGGTGATGCACAAGAATATTACTGGGATCAACTAGGACAACACTTAATATCATACTCCTTAGAAATGCCGTACGTGAATAAAATAAAAGGAACACAGACTGCATTTAGACTAAGAGATGTCAGTAAAGAGGAGGCGAAACTACTTGGCTTATACGATTATCCAAGTATCAGTGGTCCTAATATGTATGAACAAGAACAAAATCCTATCATTGGCTTTAATCCAGGCAAAGAGGTTATTAAGAAATTTACAAACTTCAATGCCAGGGAAGGAAGTAGAAAGAAGATAAGGGTTTTTGTACTGGTGTTTAAAGATAGTCAAGGTCCAGAAATTGCAGAGGAACAGAGGAACTACTGGCAAGGTGGTAATAAGAATGAACTAGTTATCTGTGTAGGAATTAATAAATCTACACATGAGGTTAAGTGGGCTGATTGTTTCTCTTGGCAGGATGACGCAACACTTGATACTAGGTGCAAACTATTCTTACAGAGCCAGAAGAGACTTAACTTGGATGGCCTTCACTGGTTCCTTAGAGAAAATATTGGACTATGGAAGAAAAAAGACTTCAGAGACTTTGATTACCTTGAGCCAGAATTAGATTCCAGCGATGATAATACAATAATCATGGTAGTACTATGTATCTTGCTAGTATCTACATGTGTTCAGGTTGGTACATTCTGGTATTATAGTAAGAAAGATGAAAAAGATCAAAGTTGAAGTAGCTTATAAACTAGTTAAGTACTCAGGTATACCAGTAGAGGAAATATTAGCAGTAGTAAAGATTCCAGTTATTAATTGTATTTATAAGTTTACTTGTGATCTCGGATTATTTTCAGGTGTCAGGAAGTCTGTATGTCGTGGTGATAAGACAGTCAATAACTACATAAGATTTTGTATACACACGAAAAAAGTAGTAACTAGCAAAATGGTAATTAATGTATTAGAAAATTTAATACCAGATGGCGCTAGTACACTTAGAATGCTTCACGTTTTCAAGATAAGTGAAGAAGAAAAACTCGATAGATACCCTAATAATCCATACGTAATACTGGGAAGAGATAATCTATTAGTAAACGAGATGGATATTTATGAAATAATTGGAAAAATATTATAAGGAGAGTAGGTAAAACTACTTTCCTTTCTTTTCCTTATTATTGAAATGTATTATATAAAACTATGATTAAAGTAGAAATAAATTATTGGAGAGCAAGGCCATTAGGATTATTAAGAAGGAAAAGCCATATTACTATTGCATCAATTTGTCTTCCTATACTAACAAATCACAATCTTCAAATGCAAAGATCAGGTGGTATTGTAAGTAAGGGTAAGACTGACCTAAATAGCTATAAACTAAGTAGTGTATTTACAGATCAACAGTTTAATAAGCACCTTACTAAGAAAGATGTAGTGGATAGGATTACTAATATCTTCATCGATAAACAGAGGACTTGTACTAGTTATAATTTCGGTCTATCCTCTATCGGACCTGAAGATAAAACAGAATCTATCGTTGGTGAAAAGTTCTTAAGTGCTGTTAGATTATGTACTGACACTGTTGAGGTAGAGGAAGGTTTGATAGAGTCTCTTATAGAAAGTAGTGTCCTTAAGTTTCACTAGGACAATCATGAAGGTAACAGTACTATACTGCCAAAACAACGAAAGTGATAATATTTCAGCTAAGATTATAATCCCTGCTAAATCTCATTTTAATATATTAGAGAATGTATTTGGGTTTATACTTAAAGGTCGTAAGTTGAGTATACCTAAGGATTACTACATATCAATAGAAGTCATTACACCTAAATATCTAAGAAAGAAGGGAGTTATTGATATTTTTCTAGACTATATACAGAATGGTGTTTATTCAGATAAGTTATTGTATACAGAATTGACAGAGGAACCACCAGAACTGCCTAAAGAAGGGATACTCAAGACAGATACAATAGAAGTAGAGGATAGCCTGATAAATGATACGTTAAGGGCTAATAGTTTAACAGAGAAGGAACTAGATAAAAAATTGAGTAAACTATGACAGAACTTAGTTATTGGGATATTAATAGAAGGGGAGTTATTGTCCCACACTTAGGAATCATTATGAACATATCATTCATGTCGAAATATAAACTAGAAATGGGACTTGGAATAACGTACTTGGGTATGCTGAAAAATCCTGTTAAATACAATATCGAACTAGTAATATCGGACAAGAGCTTTAAATATATAACAAAGAAAAGGGTCTTGTCAGAACTAGAAAAATTAATACAAGAAAATAAATTTCTGGCATGGCATCTAACAACAGGCGATCCGGATAAAGATGAGTCTATAATATACCAACTTTTTGATTACCCGGAGAAAATAAAAACAGATACATTAAATATTAAAGACAGTACAATAAATGAGTTAATAAATAAAAAATTAAGAAGAGTCAGTTTTACTAACTCTTCTTTTTTTGTCCCCGCTATACTACCTGATTATCTAGTAGTCTTAGGAACTGGTCTCTTGTCATTGTACCACCCGCTGCACACTTATGACCTCCACCATTATAGTTTTGTTTCATATAATCAGCAAGGTTTAATCCAGTTTCGGTTTCACTATACATTGAAATTGAATAGTACAGCCCGCCGTTTTCATCATGCCTTAAGTTTACGCACACTGTAATATCATAATCTCCATATACTGACTCGAACTGCTGACTTCCAAATTCCTGAGTCAACATACAGATTCCCTTATACTTACCCCCAACTATTACTGAGAATGCATGAGATTTAACGGCAGCTTTATAACGTTTCTGATTATATACTGTTATCTGCTTACCTGTCTCTAGTATTTCTGCAGTGAGTGGGGAATTATCTATCCTCAGCTTATCAAATACTTGGTTAATGGAGTTCAAGACCATACCATACTTAGTACGAAGGCCAAGTTGGAATGCTAGCGTTTCTTTGTCCCATGAAAATCGACTCTTATCCCAGACATCATAGGCCGATACTAGTCTCACAGCTTTAGGTACTACACTATCAACTCCGTACATGAACTTCCAACACAATTCACAAGCACCAAGACCAATCATTCTAAGACCATCCATGTCATCGTAAGAATGTTCCTTAGCTGTATCAATTGCCCCTATATGATGATCAATCCAGATAGTCCTATAACCCCCAGATAGTCCCTTGAATCTCTTCATGTCTTCTGGTGGGAAAGATATGTCAACTAAGAATATATGACATAGTTCATCCTCATTGATCTTAGGAGGCTCTGGTATTGTGTCTCCATAGTTCCAACCCTTGGTCAATACTTTTTCATACCCAAGCTCTCTCACTAAGTAGTCTTGAATAATTGCAGCTGAAAATAATCCATCATAATCAACTCTATGATATACGATAAATCCTACAGTTTTCTTCATCTTAAAAATCCTTATCTCTTATTAATTCCTGTACTCTATCTTGTAATAAGGATTCTGCGACTGAGTCAATGCGAAAATCACCATTACAGAAAGTATAGTAGACATTACGTATCACATCCCAGTTGTTAGATGAGGAAAAATCTTCTATCAAGGCTACATTTTTTACTGCTGCTCTAAGGCCCATTAAGTCGATCTCTTCTTTATAGGCGATTTTAGCACCCCCGATATAAGACAGTAATGCAGACTTAGCTTTCTCACTCTTAAACTTGATTTCACTTACTAAGTCTTTAAATGTCTTAACCGAATAACCACAACTGCGAACTATATTTTCGCAGTCTTTTTTCATTAACCTAAATCTTACTACCATAACTTGAAATTTATATTAATACTTTTCTACTAATAAGGAAACAATACCAAGGGAATAACAAAAATGTAGCCCAACCTCACGGCCGAGCTACAATAATGGCATATTAGAAAAAATCCCCTGATAAGAGTATTTTCCAATAATAAGAAATCTAGGGGATCTCAAGGTGCAAAAAACATAGTCGATCTTCACAGACCAACTATGTGATTAATAACAACAAACTTCTGAGTACAAATTTATGTATCACTATTAAGGATCTTACACCCTCCTGTTATACCTTTTTTCCAGTACCTGCCTTTTCTTTTCTCAAATATTTCAGGCGGCACTGTCACAAAACCTGTACTACTAGCCTTCATATAATCAGGTTTCTCACCAGGTGTCACATAGAATGATGTATTAACTGACACACTGATTAAGTCTTCTATCCTAATACCTTCTAGGGCAAGTGGACAGATACCAAGCCCTTTCCAAGTAAAATCTAGGATCAAATATATACTTCCGTTCTGGTCAAGTATATCAATGTCACTCCTCTTGATTGAACCTGGGAAAGACTCTCTAACAACTGACCAACTAAGACTTGTACCTCTTGTTAGTTCATTATACTTCTCTAGGTCGGTACTAATAATATCTTTCATTAGACATACTTCAAGTTGTGTAAGTAATAGTTCTACATCAACATATAGTAATGGTAGACCTGGCCAATTCAAGCAGATTGTATCAGAGTCTACATACTTAAATCCAGGAATCTCCACTATCATATATCTAATACTACCTGTTTTCCCTGGCACTACTGACCTATCATACGTACTTAAGTTAAGTTGATCAAAGTCATTCTCATCTAGATTAGTACTTACCCAACCTAAGCCAACTGAGAATACGGCGAGGTGATTTTGGAATGTAATACCTAGTTCCTCACACTGTTCCCTGCTCATCAACCTAAACTTGCTCGGATTCTCTGATAGTACCTGCATAACTACTATAGACCTGTCAGGAAAATGTTTTACTAGCTTGAATATCAAATCAGATCCTGACATCTTCAGCTTATATAGTTCACCTTCCTTTAGTACCACACCACTATTATTTGGTGCTTTAATACCTTCTAGCTCATATTCAATACTTGGCAGACTCGACCTAATTGGAACAGCCTTAATTCTACCAAGATATCTCCGCTTTGTACTAGTATAGAGAATTTCACCCGTCTTTTCGTTATACTTGTAGGTGACATCTCTAATTTTATCCTCCCTATACATTACTTAAGCGCATCTGGTACGAACTCTGAACCACTAAGGAGGAGATTTTCAGACCTCTTACTTAGCTCCAACATCTTAGCTGACATTTCCTTATTAGCTTTCACAATCTCAGCACGGTCATTATCCCTCTGCTCTTTGATATGTGCTAGCTTTTCAGTAGTGTCTGAGAGGGCAGTAAATACATCATTCATTGCCTTCTTATAGGTCTCAACATCAATAATACTTCTGCTACCCTCTACCAAGATCTTACTAGTTGTTTCCTTCATCATCTTGGCATTATTCAGGGTTAACTCATTATTGACATCCTTGATCATCTTCTGAGTATCAAGCACTGCACTCTGTTTCTGATTCATAATGGCAATAGCGATCGATGTCTCCCAGTTTGGTATGATCGTCCTATAGATTTCCTCATTATTCTCACGCAGTCTCTCATTATTCTGCCTCATCATTCTAATCTGAGGGAGGTCGAGATTGTGTGTTTTCTGTCCGGCCATAAATAAGTCGAATGAATGCCTGTCTATTTTTTCGACGAATTCACGCTGCTTATCGAGTTCTGCCTGACTGTGAGATGAAGGGTCTTGTTCATATTCCCTTAACATCTTCTGCAGCTTTTCTGTCTCGTCGTTATATAAGACAGCTAGGGCGACTACATGAACGCCGTAATACTCACACAACTCCTCTGCTCTCTGTTCCATCAAGACTAGAGAATTCATGTCGCTATCCAAGTCTACCTCCATTTCTTTGACTTTGGCGATAATCTTGTTAACATCATCCTTACTTGATTCGTACCTAGCCATGATCTTATCTGCAGACAACACAGCAGGAGTACCAAATACAGGAATCATAGCAACAAACTTTCTCCAGCCCTTCATAGTACTTGGATCTTTCAGCTCGTTCTTTCTGATGGTACTGATAAGCTCTTTTACATATCTCCCCGCTTCTCCTGCCTTATCTAGTTTGTTCAACTCTAACAAGGTACTAACACAATCACTACCAGTACTTACTATATCAGACCCAAATTTCTTGAGGCTATCAGAGTCAGTAATACTCTTTGTGATATCTCTACACCTCTTAATGGTCTGATCATCGAGCTTTGTTACATCTACTTTGCCCTTATCATCAACTGTTCTACCTGCTTTGATAAGTGCTTCTTCTCTTTTTTTAATACTTAAGTTTCCCATAATCCTATATAATAATTGAATAAATGTATCTTACTAATTCTTCCTTCGATAGTTCCTTAAGATCTACCTGGTGATAGTTCTGTAGGTTATTCTCTCTTACATCGAGCGCTAAGAACTTACCTGTTATTGGATGAACTCCAAAACCTATATACGGAACATGCACACTAGTCCTATAGAATACGTAGTCCATACAAGAATTTCTTATAAATAGTTTTGGAACAATACCAAAATCTATCCTAGCACCACTAAATTGTCTATCCTTGTAAATACTAAAGCCTCTTTCTTTTAGGGCCGGGTAAATAACATCCTCAATCAGGACAGATAATTCAAATCTTAGTTCTAATAGCCTTTGTTCATACTCAAAGAACTTACTACTATCATAGATAATACTAAGTATAGAACCTAGTTGTCCTACATCCTCTGGACCTAATAGAATTTTTGCACCAAGTCCAGTATAAGTGTTGACAAAAGTGTAATAGTACTTAGTAAAATTGTAAGTCATTACGTTGTTATTAATGGCCACTAGTTTCAAGTCTCTATTTCTCAGACCTGTATAAATCTCCACTACTACACTTGTATCTAGAGTACCTTTTCCTCCCTCACGTAAGACTGTTAATGCTAAGTCTCCCTTATGAGCGAAGAGTTCAGTACAACTGAAGTTAAACAACGTTAGTGTACTAACCACATTACCAATCGGATCTCTTTTTCCGATATACTTCATTCTTAATTCTTCTGTTAAATCTTTCATACTACTAATAAGGAAACAAGAGGGAGAGAATATTACTACCCTCTCCCAAACATAATCACCCTACTAACTCTTTAAGATAATACTCCGGATCTCTCTCATTGTATACATCTTTCATTTTATCTAGTGTTAGTTTATTACCATACTGCTTAATAAACTCTGAGAACTCCTGACCACTCATACTACCATTCTCACCTAACTTAATGGCGGCTTTCTTGATCAGTTCTTTTTCATCACTCAGTACGGTCCATACATAATCCATACCTTCCTTGATGAGTTCTAAGATTCTACCATCACCTGTTGACTTATTTGTTACCATTACATCTCTGCTATCAAGACCATCACTTATATTCCTGCCTTGTTCAACCTCTCGATGTGATAATGGTAGTGGTAAGTCATATCCACAATCCATGATAGCACTACTAAGTTCTCCCCACAAGCTCTGTATATCACTACTACTACCAAGCAACCACATATCAGGATTATTATATACTACCCTCTCTGCTTGATATCCACCTAGTGAAATTCTGACTTCATCTAAGATATCCCGCCTGCAATCAATTTCTCCTGCAAAACGTCTATCATAAGTACTACAGAATCCACCATGATCAGTAGAAACACTAACTATATTATCTGGTACCTCACCCTTACACCAAGAATACATTACTGCGTGACCAATTTCATGAACAGCGCAAATAAATCTCTTCTTTCTATTTTCAGGGCATCTCTCCTTACCTAGTTCTAAGTTCTGTACTACTATTACTTCATCTGCCTTATCGAACTTGAGTCTAATATCGACGCTTGGTAATCTAAAATCTCTGACACCACCAACTACACCGATACTAACAGACTTACTACGTCCTTTATGCTCCACTACCTTAGAAAGATACGGTGTAATAAGAGTGTCAATACTACTTAGAACTGGCCTTACACCTTGCGTCGGATATACAGACTCGAAATATAATAAGTCTTTCATACTCTGCTCGAATACTACCTTTATCTTATCTACCTCTGAAAATCTGTCTAATATCTTACCTATCTCTAAGTCAATGATCTTCTTAAAACTTTCCTTGCTGAGTGTTGGATACTTGATTATATTATTACCAAGTCTTCCAATCTGTTCAGGCCTATATCTTTTCTTTAGTGCATTCTTAATATCAGTTGTTGTTACTCTACTTGTGATCTCGTAGAATAAGTCTGCATCAATATCTGGGTTAATATCATAGCTGTCCTTGTATGCCTCATCTAAGTTACCTAAGATAAATACAAGTGACTTACTACAATCAAGTTTACGAGAAGAAACTGACATCTTCTTAATATCCTCAAGTCTTTCCGCTAGTTGACCTATTGTATACTCACCTGATACTAGTTCCTTCGCAACCTTACTACCCAAGGCATCACTCTTATTGTTGAGCCTCCTAGTGATAGTTCTAAGATATCTACTGTTTAGAACTTCAAGGGGTTTTGTTCGATCCTCCTCCTCTGCGCCATCAGTCTTAATATAAGGTCCTCTGTCATAGTGAAAGAACATAAGATCTAAGAAAGCAGATACATCATCGGGAGATTCAATATGATTATCCTTGACGGTGATATGAGGTAATGACTTAGCAGCGTCAACGAATTCATCTATAAAATCACATAAGTTACTGAAATCATAGTTATAGTCATTCGTAAGATCAATAATACCACTATCTAAGATTGACCAGATAGGACGGAGACTTGATTCTACCTCTTCCTCACCGGCATCATTAATAGTTCTTGCATACTGAAATTCATCAAACATAAATACAAGACTATTAGTACCAGAGAATCTATCACCATCAGCTTCCTCAGACTTACCAAATGTATCCATAATGTCAGTGGTGATGAATTTATTTCTATCCCTGCACTCACCACAATCAAATGAAATTCGCACATCATCTAAGTTTAACAAGCTAATCAATCTCTTAACTACACTTGTCTTACCTGTACCTGTCATACCCCAAATAGATACAATGGTCGGCCTAGTGATAATTTCTGGCGTTACATACCAAGCATAAATACTAGCACCAATCTGATCAATTATACTATCAAGACCAACAAACTCCCTCTTAAGTTGTACTAGTGCTGAGTCTAATAGCTTGATCCTATCCTTTCTCTTAGTTGGTACCTTATTAATATTCAATTTCTCCATCATCTATACTATTATCGATTAAACTTGAACCTCCAAAATTATTATAGAGATATGTTTTCCAATCTCTTACACTAAACTTTTCAGATCCCACAATATAAGACCTACTAAGCTCTGCCAGTTCCTTTGCAAATCTATCAGCCCCTACCTTATCCTCAGCTTCCGCCATTAGAGTTATATCACCAACTAGGGTATGAAGTGTAGTAGTTGCTGTATAGACCACATATTCCTCACTACTAACAGACTTACTAGATAGCTCACAGAAATACATGCCACCACTCTCTAAGTAAGACTCACTATCTAAGATGTTGGTAGTTTGATAATACTCATAACCAGTATCACCAGTAGACCAATAGATAGTGCCACTTAAGTCAGCTAGGTAGGTTTGATTGTCACTAACTAATTCTGAAAAGCTCTTAGTGTTTGTTTCTTGTAATAAATCTTTTAAATACCTAAAATAATTATCCATAAAATTTATATTAATTATCTCTACTAGTAAGGTATTGAAGAGACCTAGACCCCTTATTTGTAAGTATGTGGATAAAATGTAAGATAGAAAAAGAAAAAGATGGTTACTACTTGAGACATTATTGTAGTAGTAATAGTAATATGGTAAGAGTAACAGTACATACAAAGACCAGAAAATTTTTAGAACCTGGTATTATTATCCTATCTGTTGACCTCAGAGATGGTAAGGTGAGACCAATCAGGAGGACAGCACAGAAAGGAGTCACTAAGGAATTCTTCACTAATTTTATGATAGAATATCAAGAAGTGCAAGGAAGAACAGTACTAATATATAAGACAGGTATCTATTTTAATACTAAACTTGAACTAGTCTGGGGATGTAGTAAGATAAAATCTAGTAAGTTGCCCAAAGATCCAGAGGCATACTATCATAGACTATACAAGTCAATTTTCAAAGATGGACAAGAGGAAAATAAAGTTTAAGTTTATAAGAGAAGGCCTTAATAAGTTCTCTATTATTAAACTTCCGCAAGAGTCTAATAAACTACTACATAGAAATAATTATGTTTTTATAGATACTAACGGAAAATCCTGCAAGTCTGGTTTTATAATAGCCTACTTTGAAGACTTTGATAGTGGTACAAGATATGTAGGTAGATATGTAGGTAGTGTACTTAGATATGAAAAAGTAATGCATGATATATACTACTTCGTTGGTGATACATCTAGGGTAAGTAGTTGGTACCTATTATATTACAACTTCAACCATAGAGACGTAGATAAGACCGACCTAGATATTGTATGGTGCTTTAGTAAGTATCGTGGCAAAGAGGAAGGTGAAACGTATGATATGGAAATATTGGATGGCCTGTGGAAAGATATGAGACAGGCAACAAGACAATATAAGATAAAGAGGTATGCTAGTAGAATTCAACATTACGAAAGATATAGGAGGTAAGTTCTATCTCGAGAAAAATAGAGTAATCAGAGACGATGATCACTATAGACCTGGTATGGTATATACAAAGCAAGGTGATAAAGATTATATGTCTGGATACTTGGTGGTCACAGAGAATAGAACTCGTTATCTGTTCGGTGGTAGAATAGAGGAACTAGATTATTTCTTCTACGAAAATCTTAAGGCTAATATTATAAAAATTGCTAAAGGTAGTACTAGATATAACCTCTA